ATGTTAATGGAAGGAAAAACACAATTATGGTTTAAATTTGATCCTTCGAATAGATTTGTCAAAGATTTTTATAAGGTGTGGGATTCAGAAGTTTTCTTTTTAGCAATCGAAGATAGCTTATTAATCAATCTCTATTACTCTAATAAGAACTACTTTAAAATTCCTGCTGCAAAAACTAGAATGAAGAAAGATGTATATTTTTTGTTTGATGTCGTGACTGACGTGCCGGACGCACGTAGCGATCATCGGCGTTATGACTATATAAAGTATACTTTCGTTGATCCAGAAAGGTATAAAGATTAAAGTAGGCTACCTAAAAAGGTAGCCCGGAACGGATTTTATCACCATACTTATAAAAGGGATATTTTTTAAGTTAGTATTAAGATTGTGTAATATGATGACGTTATCATTTTAACATAATTAAATTTATTTTTTTATTTTTTTATACTTATAAATTAAAATAAAGAAATAAAGTGCATATCAAATATGTTTGAAAAATAATTTCAATTATAGATTAACTTCCCTATATAACATGTCAAAAAACATAAGATATTAACCTATTGCAAAAAATAATAATATAAAATATCCTACAGGGATAATATTTAACAACAATCCACATACTGAGATAACTTTTTCAATAAGACTACTATTTTTACTTAATGACCAAATAGAAAGTATAAATCCTATTACTCCCATTAATAAAACAGGAATGAGACTAGAAAATAGCATACCAAACCAGGTTGTAAAAATTTCTATACTTACTAATATTCCTATTAATAAACTGAGAATATTGATAAATTTAAATCTTTTATCCATAAAAGTTCCTCCTTAATGGTAACTAAATTTTTATGTGCCCTGTAGAATTAAAACCTACAATCAGATAGTTATAAGCCGTCTACTCTAACCAACTGAGCTAAGTACGGAAAGCCATCACAATTACTGCAAACAAAAAGAATGGACATAGACTATATAATAATGGGTTTCATTCTTCATGTTGTGATGGCATATTTATTATTACACATTTAATAGCAAAAAACTAGATTGTACTTATTCTTTGTAAAAGATATTATTTTATGCTATTATTTCCAAGTCATAAAAAGAAAAAAGCTTCAGATACTTATCTTTTTGGGGAAAGACTCTAGGGTGAGGGAGTATCTGAAGCTTTTTTCTATGTTCATTATCTCACATGGTTATTTTTTAGTCTATTATTTGATTAGATTTTTTCAGAAAAAATGAAAAAACCCTCAGCCAAGGATGATTGGTTGAGGTTTTTGTTTTGCAAATTTAAATCTTTTTAAATTTACTATACGCTTGTTTAACGTTGTAATAGATACTTGCAATAATTAGTTTTACTATTTTAACTTCATAATCATTACAACTAATCCACTGTTTGTTTCATAATTTTCAATAACCTCAAAACCAAAGTCTCTATAGAAATCAATTAACCTCGGAACATTTTCACATTCAATCCATACATATCTAGCATTAATAATTTTTTTTGCCTGTAAAACCGTATCATAAGCTATCGTCAATATCTGGGTTCCATTTATAGCCTCTATTTTTTGAGCTTCTTCAGAATAATTTTTACCAACTTGCCCTATCAAATAACTATTAACTATGTAACCACCAGTTTCAGTTTTTGAACCATTCTGACACAATCTTCTTTGTTGGGACTTACTGAGATTGTTATAATTTTTTTTGCTCATAATTAAAGATTTGTTAGCTAAAGAAAAATAACCAACTAATATAGATTTATCTTTATATGAGCTAAATAAAAGATGCGTAGTTGCTAAAGCAGCTTTCTCGAATTCTATTGCTTTTTGATGCAAAAAATATTCCACATCATTAACTTGACCAGTTATAGGATGTGGAATAGATTTAAATGTCTTTAGTATGTTATTTACACTTTCTAAATCCGGAGCAACCTCTAATAAATCACTTAAACTGATAATCTGTATTCCCATCTAACTATTACTTCCAAAAAAAATATTTTTTATTTTTTCTTTGTCATCGATTACTTTTAAATTAGTTACCAACTGTTTTCTAGGTGATTTATCATTAGATAATGCATTAATTAAAGAGTTAGCGTTCTTTTTTGTAAACCTATACTCCTCAGTAAAACTTTTAGTAGCCATAACAATCGCCTCCGTTTATGTACCTACGCAAAAAGTATATAGGAAAAAACACGTCAAAATAATGTACTTGTACAAAACAATCATACACCACTTTACGCTTTAACTTTCCTTTGCTGTAAGTTCAATATACCATCATTGGTTTAATTGTACAAGAGAGATGACTAAAAAATCAGCTAATTTTGTTAGCAATTTTGTTAGTATATCTGATAATAAATCAATAATGAAAGTGCATGTATATAAAGAACAAAACGTATTTTTACTATCTAAATTTGTATACAGCTTTGCTAACAAATTAGCTAACAATATTAGCAACTATATTGAAAACTATATGTACTACCCCTCAACGAGGGGCTATTTTTATCGTTGCGGAATATTTAAATACCAACGTTTGTCATGGAAATCTTGTGCTCCACCCTTAGTATTTCCTTCTGGATCGTTTGTCGCACGCATCATTACGTAAACTTTTTTATTAGGGAAGTTACGCATGTTGAAAGATACATGATAGCCAACATTTCCAGAAGTATTATAAGCTTGGTTTACATCTGGTCTATAAATTCCATCAGCTTTTACTCGAGCTAACTCTTTGCCAGTATTGTAATCCATAATGAAAATATACTCGTATTTATAGTTAGCAATATGCCATCCAGCTACATGCAAGTTTGCGTTTTCGATTTCTCCGAACTGATCAATGTGGGCGTAATTTGTTCCATCTATCAGTGTAGAATTTGCAGCACCTGCTCTAGTTGGATCAATGACTGGTTTTTCATCTGAAGTCGTTGGATTTTCATCGGTAAATCCATGAGCTAAATCGTAGGCTAGCTTTTCCTTACTTACACCCATTTCGGAAAGATAGCCATAAGGGTCGGTATGATCGCCCCAGATATTTTGTGTTACCCATAAATGTGATTTGATTCCTGGTTGGTTATAAGGCGTGTCCAATGTTAATGGAATACCATATTTCATTGCTGAATCTCTTGCCAATTCAACATATGCTTTATAGTTCTTTTCAAAAATTGCTTTATCATGTGTGTGTTGTAACTCAATCTGCACAGGACTATTGGCATTAGCGTATGAACCAGCACCGTACTGTACATAACCAGGTTGACCGACTTGATAAACAATTCCGCCGTCTCCCACAATATAAGCGGTATAAGCACTAGTCCACGAACGTTTCATATACTGCGCTTCATTTCGTCCTGTTGCTGTTTCGTTAGCCGTCTCATGCAGTAAAATGTACTGATTATTTGCTACTTGAGAGCTACCTTCGTTTGGGCCCAAATTAAATTCATTGTTGATCGTATAAGCAAATCCATTAATTGGCAATAAAAAAAGAGCCGTTAATAGGCTCATCGCAGTAATAGTAATTTTCTTTTTCATTCGTTTACTCCTTATCTTTTAAATTGTAAGCTGATACCCCTGTAATTACTCCTAAAAATGTTGCTACTGCATTGATAGTGAGTACTGTCATGTCTGTTCCATTCCATCCATATGCTTTCCCTAACGTAGCTACTAACACAGAAGCAGCTGGTAATACTGTTAAAACTGCCCATTTGATGATTTGATAGTATTTGTCTGGTAAAATCATTTTTTCGCTTCCTTTATAGTTTAGTTAGGAAATAGCCAATGATTGTAATGCCTAAGCCAATCATATAGCCCCAAGCCCATTTATTATTGTTCTTCATTTCCTTGATGTTTTCTGCATTGTTTAGTGCTACTGAATAGGCTTTATCTGCCAAATCTTTTGCACTATCAGCCTTTTCTCTAAGTGATTCGTAGTTGTCTAATTTTGTTTCAATTCTTACTAATCTCTTCACAACGTCTTGGAGCGCTTCTTCTTTCATGTTCCACCAACTTTCCAACAAAAAAGCACATCAATTAAGATGCGCTCTCTTCTTTGCTAATGATTTTATCTGCTTCTTCGTCTGTAATGCATAGTGGAACAAATTCACGAACTTGATCGTCAGTAAAACAGCCCCAATCATACATCATTTTCACATCGCTAAAACTAAACATACTACTCACCTCCCTTTGAAGCTGGATTTAGTTGCTCTTTAATTTCTTTAATATCCTTGCTGTTTTGAAGCGAAGCAAGCATTGTCTTTGAATTGATTTGTGCTAAACTGTCAGCTTTTTCTTTCAAGGCAGTGTTTTCCTGTTTAATTGCTACATCGTTTAGCATGAGTTTGGCATTTAGCTGTTTTAGATTGTCGTTTTCATGTTCCAGAGCCTCGTACATCGCTTTGAGATTGTTTAAATCGTTGTGATCCAGTGTGTTCGCTAAAACAATCCATTGGTTCAATTTAGGATCAAACATCTGATCAGCGATCGTTAACGGTTCGCCATCAGCACGTACCCCTTCAAGTGGAGGCTGATCTGTGTAAGGAACGGATACAAGCATGTCGTCCAATACTTTTCCTGCGTACTCTCCGCCAGTACGTCCATATTTCCAAATATCTTTCATTTATTTCACTCCTAGTCTATATAGTATTGAATTGGCGCTAAAAACAAGTTGACTGTTCCCCTAAATGAAGGTAGACCGCAAACGCCGTTCGGTCGGATATAAGCCATCCCGCCATTGTCTAAAGTATTGCTACTTTGTGGTGGTAACAAGAATTGATACTCATAATTATCAGTTGGATTACTTGGTCTAAATCCTTCTGGAATCGTACAAAAATCTTGTGTACTTAGCGTGCTACCTTTTAATGATCCACGGAACATTACTAGTTTTCCAATTCTCCTGATTTGTCCCTGTTTGTTCCATGAGTGACCATTGATTGCTGTTAGATTTACCCATCCTGTATCTTCTGGAACTGTAGCAACTTCTTTACCTGCAATCTGCAACCCATCCTCAAAGTTTTTTAAACCTTCAACTGACTGGGGTTCGGTCAAACTAACCGTATTATTCAAGCTTTTTTCAGTATATTCAGGTGTTACATCCCAACTGTAATCATTCGGATTGTTGCTGTCTTTCAAGCCTTCACCGAAGTATTTATATTCACTAATATTTGGTGTTCGTGTGTCGCCTTCCTCTAGTTTTAACCACTTAATTGTACATTGTCCTACAGTTGTGTTTGGTACTTGATAAATCTGCACTTGTGGGCTAGTAGGGTGTGAATCAGTACTTGCGGTAAATGTTGCAGACCAAATATCAGTTAACCCTTCTACTGGCTTCAAATCACCAAACCCCCATGGACTTCCTGTAGCTTGCGTAAAAAATGGTCTAAAAACCTGTGTTGTTGGCTTAGTTCCTTCCAGTGTGATGGTATACTTCTTGCCTTTTACCATTGGTTTGGTGTTATAGGTTTTAATAAGATAGTTACTATTAGTAACTGGTTGTTGTGATTCTGGTTTAATTAGATTTTCACCCAAAGCCACCTTGCTCAAATAATATGGAGCATTGAGTAGATTAGGTTGGTATGGCGTAGCTATTGTACCAATTTCTAACTTAACGTCATAGCTGACACTAACCGTTCCTTTATCTTCACTATTAACTGAGAATATTTGAACATAACAATTTGTCATACCAGTTAAATCAGCTTTTGTTGTCCCAGTAAATGTATGAGTGATCATTTTATCGCGTTCTACATTTGCTGGTAGTAATCCATTAATGGGTATTTCTGTACCGCCAGATTCATTTAAATATCTAAGCCTAGCCCCTATAGTATTGGTCTCCCCAGTCCAATCTGAACCAACACTCATAGTAACGGTTAATGCGTACGGCGTAGATGGTCGTAAAGCAGTTATAAGATACCTATTATTAGCTTCCGCTGTGCGCGGAATACCTAAGCCAAGCGATAATATGTCGCCGGCATCAGCTGTTCTAGTTTTAGTATGAGTTATAACCCTTTTAACACTATCTTTAACTGTATCTCCATTAGCTAACAAAGACCCAACCCACGGGTCTGTAATATATGGCATTAAATTCGGATTCCCCGAATAATCATAGTTCCCGAAGTTGATGCTGTTACTGTACATCTTTTTCAGCTTGCCGAGATCACCGATTTGCTGATTGGTTTGATCAATACGATTATTTGCCTTATCAATATTAGTATTGAGAGTTGCGACATCTTGATTGGCTTTCGTAATTTTGTCGTTTGTGTCTTTTACTTTCGCATCAATCTGCGTTTCGGATTCCGCAATTTTCTGTTCAATCTCTAACTTTCCATCAGCTAGAATTTTTTCGATTTTATCAATGGTCTGACTGAAACCATTGAAATAATAATCTTCTAGTTCTGGCGTACTATCATCAATTGGACTGCGTTTGATGTAAAAAGTAAAACGACCAGCTGTATCTAACGAGCGGTCGTCTGGGAAATCAATATATACGCTACCTTCTACTTTACCGACATATCCTAAAATATTATCTTCTAATACGATAGACACAATGCCATTCACACGATCATCAATTGTCGCAAGATAGTCATGTTTACCATATCCACCTTCTGCAGTTGCAGATTTAAACATCAAGCGAATTGGAACAGTCGTCCCTTCTGGGAGACTCTGAGGAACGCCGTTTTTCCGAACTAACTTCATTCGAAGCTTGGCTGTTCCTCGATCATGCGACCAAAAAACAACATTCGTCTGAATCGGATTGATTGCTTCTGCTTGAATGGAAATGATTGAATCGTTAGCTTTATACACCATTAACCCAACACCGTTCCTTTCTTAATGTATAGACCACAACCAGTAACTTTCGTTTGCGTATCAGCAAAGCTAGTGGGCGGCTCGCGGCGTATCAAGCCATCGTCAGATTGCGCACCAACTACATTCTGTGAGCCGACAATATCACTGATAAGAATCGTTCCCATGAATTTTGCTCTGATAGCAATGTTTTGTTTATAAAAATACGTTCCATTGTAAACATGACACTGTGAAGTGCCATTTATACATATCCCCATTGATGCAGTATTTCGATTATCATTTGCAAATTTACATTTCACAACTGACATATAACCGCTTTGATCAGCTAACAACTGATAGATACTACCTCCGTATTCAGGACCATTAACAGTATCGACAAATTGTAATCCACTAACCTGAATATAGCCACGGACATAATAAAATGCGATACTTCTAACCTTAACTGGCAAATCCGAGGTTGAAACATCAATGTTATCTATGCTGTCTCTACATCGTACATATACTGATGTCACGTTAACATTTTTAAGAACAGCATCTTCCAAATATATACCGGAATCAATCCATATTGTGACTGATGGGATGGTGATCAAAGGTACTTGGTTGAAAGCCATTTGAATAGTCGCAAACGGATTCTCTTCTGAGCCATCTCCAGTTTGATCGTTTCCTTTATCTGCAGAAACATAAATATTTATTTGTGCGGCTGATCCACCAATAATCTGTTCAATACTATCATTTAACTGTCCTACTTGACTTTGAGTATTTTGTTGTTTACTCTGCACTTCGTCAATCTCTTTCCTAAACAGTCGTTCAGATGCAAGTAATCGGTCTTGAAGAACATTATATGATTGGCCCTTATAATCTACTCGCCCATCCACTACTTCGTTAGGAGAATCACCGCCTGAATGAAGCACGAGATTATCAATACGACTGTTCGTTGATTTGTCTTGATCAGACAATTTCTTTTCAAGATCATTGAGATAGTCAATATTTTTATTAAATTTCTCTTTCCATTCTGCAGAAATACGATTACTAATTAATTTTAATAATCCCATCAAACCACTCCTTTCTTCGTCATTTCAGCAAGTATCGCTGTCATTGTTTTCTTTGTGTTGCTTAATGTGATTTCTGGCGGCTTATTTGGTATCGCTGGATACGTCTTGATTCCTACCACTTGAATGTACGTATTGATATTCAAAGGTTCATAAACGAATGAAACGTGATCGCCTTTTTCGGGACTGATTTTCCATTTCAACGTTACAGATCCCGAAATACTTGGATAGTCTTGCAAGTCTGTCTTTAACCGCTCGAGCATATTCCCTGATATGGTATATCGTTCATCCTTAACAGGGTCTTGTATTCGAATTCCCCATTTTTCTGATTCCGGGCTCGTATAAGTGATAGGAGTAAACACATAATCACTGTCTTTAGGATCCTCAGTATTTGCGCCATCTTTCAGTTTTCCATAGCCTTTGATTTGCGTCTTCAAGGAATACGTATCAATATCAAACGATACTTCATCTGTATTGTACTTATAACGAATCTGTTCTTCCGTTCGCTGGCCATACTCACTAGCGGGATAGAAAGTTAGATGTTTATTATTCGGAATCACAACTGCATTATAGTCAGACAGAATCTCATTGATTAGCTTCAAATAATTCGCATTACCGAAGTTTTCTTGTTCAACGGTAAGGAATTTTTTGTTTGGATCAATGACTTCCCATGTAAAGCCGCGACTACCGGAGCTAAAAACATGTGTCAGTAATTGACTAATAGATCTTGCACCAGTCACTGTATTGTACTGATAGCCATCTTGCACTGTGTAATAAATATGCGTAGCGACCACTTGCTTCGTTAATGATTTTCCGATAGCGCCACGAGTCATTTCTTTGATCACAAATTCCTGTCCGTTGTAGAAAACAGAAGACTCATATTCGACTAAATCAAATACTTCCTGATTCGACGAATTGTTGGTAACAGTAAAGCCAATCTCCCACGTTTCATTTTGTTGCCAGTTTTCATAAAAAGAACCCTTGTCATAGTCGACAAGGATTTCTTCTTTGGTTTGTTCATAATTTCGAATAATTAAATCAGTCAATCAATCACCTACTTATACAAGAATCGGAAATCCCACGAAGATTTCACTCGAGTAATATTTTGAATCTCGATTTCATTGACTCCCTCAACCAAATTGATCAGACCGTGATTCGTATTGATTCCACAACTTACACCGTTCAATTTTGGAATCACGCCATCCAAGACTAATGTCTGTCCGAGATTCGTAGAAAGCGATGGATAGTAAATAAAACGATCGCCAGTTGTTTTATTAAAGATCGTTACATTACCTTCTGATTCCCCTTCTAATGTGATCCGTAGATAATGTTCACGTGGATCAATTTCAAAGCTTCCAGCATTGTAAATAATGAAGTGACTCGTCTGATGCGTGTACTTGTAATCTTCCGCCACTAGACCTTGCGAGAACTGCCATTCTTCCTCTAGGTTAAAATCAGACAAAGTAGTGGCGATGGATTCAGCACTCCCTGATGGAATATTAAAGGTTATTTCTATCGTAGAATAATCGTTCTCTTCCTCAGTAATTTCGAAATTTGTTGGATTTACTTTAAATCTTTTTCCTGGACTTAAATCATAGGAAATGTCATATTGATAACCAACAAAAATTAGCTCATAGAACTCTGTTAATAGCAGTTCTTTATCATGCTTATTTTTGTAAAAGATATCAAAAGTCAGCACTAATTCAAAAGGACGAAAACTAGCATTAGCTTCTCTGCTACCGTTCGTCCCTTCGAAATCTTCGTAATTCACTTCATACACTGGTGCTTGACGTTTGATTTCTTTACATACAATTTTTTCTTTTCTTTGCGGATCAAACAACTTCCCATTTTGATTGAACTGTAATTTGTAAAACAATTATCAAACACCTCCATTCGTATAGCGAAGTTTATTCAAATCAGAGCCCATATAATGATTAGCAGCTTGCCCAATGTCAGAAGACTTGAGACTTAAATCTTTTCCAAGAATCGCTCTAAGAATCATCATTAACTCATTATGCTGTTTTTGTTGCTGCTTAATCAAAGTTACAAGCTCTGCTGAATTATCACCTGTATTTGTAGTGTTGGAGCGTTTCTTGTCATCACCAGAAAGGAAAGCTAATGCTTGACCCATCAATTCAATAGCTCTTGTTTTTCTTGTCAATGGAATAACCATTTCTGGTTTATTTCCTTCTCCTGCTCGATATAGTCCGTCTTTGGTAATCAATCCGCCATTAGCATATCCATGTCCTTTCCCGATAACTTGCAACATACCTGCAACTCCGTAACGTTTCTTAGCATAATTGATTGCTGCTAACATGTTATCAAATCCGTTCATAATATTTCCGTGACCAGGAAAAGCGTTAGCTGCAAAAGTTCCGGGTTTCGTTTGAAGTAATCCTGTTGCATTGCCTTCAGCTAGTCCATCATTGCCGCCGATTGCTTTCTCATTACCACCAGATTCCGTTTGGATTTGGGACATCCAGGCATTTATATAAGCTGCTGTAGCTGGTAATCCATTCATTTTCAATGCTTTAGACACATAAGAACGCCAGCGTGCAACACCACTTCCTCCTACTCCTCCATTGAATATATCACCAGAACCCATCGAACCGTTTAAATGAATATGATCGAAGTGATCGCCATCTGGCCAATTCGTCCATTGTCCGCTTGACCCTGTTCCAGATAATCCCATGCGGTCACGTACACGTCCATTCGTAATGACATACGCAATTTTTGAAGGGAATTTTTCAAAAGTGTAATTTGCTGCTGCTGTATATCTCGGATCTCCAGAAATACCTGGATAAGCCAAGTCGATAGCTTGCCGTTTTCCGTGATAGTAAGCATCTCCTGCTCGATATCCAGAAGTTACTGTAAGTCCGGGGAACTTACCCATTACTTTCTGTGCAACATCAACTAAATATTGATAAACACCATTGGCATTTACTGCGCCATCAAAATTGCCATGAGTGAAGAATTCACTTAATTTTGATTGAAGCATTGTATTTGCAGCTTTGGACATTAATGACGTTCCTGATTTAGTCATATCAAGCCATGGTTCATTAATGCCTGAAAAGTCAACTTTGCTAGTTAAGAATTCTAACATCCTTTTTTCATCATCTAACAAATCAACAATATCTAAATTGCCAATACCTTTTTCGTAGTGTGGAATATTTAAACGTTCCTTTAATTTCTTTGTTAAAGAAGCATTTAAGACCTGAGCACCTTTAGGCAAATTAACAAGAAGGTCTCTACCTTTGGCAATAAAACCACGTCCATCTGGCATCTGAACATATTCTTCGTGAACTAGGCCTTTTTGATCATTAATCATAGCAAGTCCACCAGGATGTCCATCAGTTCCCTTAGCGTATTGTGGAATTGGCCAGTTTCCGATATTCTTACTTGACTCGACTTCCTTAAGCACATAGTTAACTCCCGATATGACGCCATTAACCCCTTTGCCCATACCACCAACCATTGTATTAGCGACATTGTTCATTGTAGTAGAAAGAGAATTACCTAACGAATTCATTCCGTTTATTAAAGATTGCAACAAGAATGTCCCTGCATTGTAAAAACCACCACTTTTAGAACGAAGGTTGTTAATCGAATCGTTACCAAGCTGATTTACACGGGCTATGAATGATCCATACAATGAATTCCAACCATTAAGATTATTTTGCTGCCACGTTCGGCCATTGTTGTACATAGGAGTGTTGTAGTTTCTAAGCGTGACCATTGCTTGATTACAAAATGAATTGATTGTAGCAATAAAGGTCCCAGTTAAACTATTCCATCCATTCAGTAAGTTCTTATTCCATGTTGCTCCTTGCGTATAATTAGGATTGTTTTGAAGTTTTAGCGCATTGAGATAGTTTGTAATAAAAACCATTTCACTATTCATATATTGAGGAACCGCTGAGTTCCAACCATTCATTAGATTAGTTAACCATTGAGCTCCAATTCCTAGATACTGATCTGATTTTTCTGAAAGACTGTCCGGAATAATCGGATCGGCAACTTTTGTTTCATCTGATAGTTTAGTATCTTTAGCATCAGTCGTTCCTGCCATCAGTTGAGTTCTCAATACCGTCGTTAGCTCGTTAATAGCTAAAATTAAAGCATCTAAGTTTAGCGTAGATGAAACCGTCGTTATGTTTCCTATACCATCAGCATATTTAGGCACTAGACGTTTAGTTTTAGTGGCGTTCAGTACTTTCGAACCTCTTGGTAAGTCTAAAACGACATTACGTCCTTTAGGTATAAAAGCTTCTCCGCTCGGCAAGGTTATAAGCTCTTCATAAGTAGGTCCTTTTTGATCGTTTACCATAGCTGCTCCGCCAGGATGGAAGTTCGTTCCTTTAGCATTAGGCATAGGACCTATAAAGTCAGCTGATACAGTTTTAGTAATTTTATCTGGTATTTTTGTTTGGAAGATGTTGAACGCTTCAAATGCATCTTTAGCAGCTTGTGAAGCCTCATCGTGTCCTACTGCAGTTTTATCATTAGGAAAAATATTTTTGTTGTAATTCTCTATAGAGCTTTTTGCCCCATTGATTGCCTCTTTTAAATTAACGTTATCTCCATATAGAGTTTTAAGAAGTGGCATAACTTTGTTATATTCTTCTACACTTACAGTCCCGTCTTTCACTTTAGCCAGTAAATCAATATTATTACCAAGCAAGTTTTTAACTGTGTCTGGAATTGCTTTCCATGCATTCCATGATTCTTCTGAAGCGAATATTTTGTTTGCTAAGTCAGTATTGTCAGCTAACATATATTTTTGATTATCTGGTAATTGAGTCCATCTTCCGTATATTTCTTCTGAAGATAAAACAGTGGTAGCTAAATCTTCGTTATCTGCAAGTAATCTTTTCTCATTATCAGGAAGGTTTACCCATTGATTCCACATTCTGTCAGATGATAAAAGAACCTCTGTAAATTTAGTATTATTAGCTGAAAGAAACTTTGCATTAGATGATAACTGATTCCAACGTTTAAACATTTCTTCGGAATTAAAAAGTTTTGTAGAAAAATCTGAGTTATCTAATAACAATTCTTTTGTGGGGTTATCTAATTGAGCCCAACTATTTAATTTTTCTTCTGATCCATCGATAGCATCGTATACTTTATACGCATTCAAATCTAAATCTTTCACTTGAAGTTTGTAAGTATCCCATAATCCCAAATTCATGAGAGTTTCACCCATAACTTCAGGAGTATTTGAAGTTAGGATTGCTTCTTTAGAAGGAATATCTAACTTATTCCATTTACCAGCATTTTCTAAAGCCTTGTATACATTTTTAGAACACTCATCTTCTAATAATGCTTCTTTTTCTTTCCATTCCATATCATCCCAATAACCATTTTGTACTGCCGCTATGGAAATGACATCTTTTGCGTTCGTTGTTAGTTTCGCATCATGAACAACAGGTTTCAGTTCATTCCATTTAGTGAAATCCTTCGTTGCTTCATTCACTACTTCTTGTACGTTAGTTTTTACTTTTCCTGTTTTTTCGTCTAAAACTAATCCATTCCAAGTTGATCCAGCATGCGTAGCCTCATCAGCTACCATACCAAGTTGTTCTGCCTTTTTTTCGGCATTATCTGCTATTTCATCCGATGTTTTCTTCGCTTGGGCTAAAATCTTTTCATTACTTTCGAGAAAAACTTTTGTATACTGACCAGTATTGTCCATAGCAGCTGCCGTTTTGCTAAATAATTGACCATTTGATAAACTCACTTCGTTAATCAATTGTGGATATTTATTTGTTATAGCAGCTATTTGGCTATCGAATCCTTGATTTGTAGTTTTGATGTAATCATTCATTTCATCTTCTAATGCATCAATGAATTCTTTACTTACTCCCTTTTCCTTTAAAGCCGCCTTTTTTTCTTCAAGCATTTGTCTATAATTTTCGGTAGTTGCAGCTTTTTGTTTCGCTAAAGATTGTAACCACGTCTTCGCTTCTTCTTCTGTAGCTTGTGCAACATCACCATTCATGGCTGATAATATCTTTTTTCTGTCTTTAGCAGAAACATCGAGCGTATCCACATACGCTTGAGAAGTTCCTTTCATTAGATCCTGTATCTGTTGTAGTTCTGAAACAGTCAAGTCTCTGTTCTGATTTGCGGCTCTTTCTCTGATTTTTTTTATTTCTTCATTGTTGTCTTTTATTTTAGAAAGAGATTGCCCTAAGGTTTCTTCTTCTGATTCAGCTACTTCTTTCATGGCATCCTGAACTGATTGAGGTAGCCCTTTTAGTGCATCGTCTAATGCCTTTATTCTACCTGTTAAAGATGTTTCTAAAGATGTTCCAGCGGTTGAGAAATTAGCCGCCATATTATTCGCATCATCAGCAGTAAATCCCTCTTTGAGAAGACCGAATTGACCATTTGCACCTTCAATATTCTTCTGTACTCCGTCAAGAGTACTATCTATTTCCTCACCGACATCTGTTCCCCATTGCTTTACTCTTTGCGAGGAATTCCAAGCTTCTTCACCAAATAATTTCCATGCTCCATAGCCAACTGCTAGTGCGCCACCAACGCCAACAATACCAAGTAGAGCAGGACCTAACAAACCTAGTGACGTTGTCATTGCGCCTATTCCGCTGGCGCCCGCAGCAGTACTTGCAGCACTAGCTGTTTTTCCCATCATAGGGACTAACCCGCCAATACCTCCAGCTCCTGATGTCTTTGCAGCTGCAGCACCAGCTGTTGTTACCGACGATGCAAAGGCATCCATAGCCTTCTTTTCTGCTGCTTTCGCTGCTAAATCAACAAGGCTTTTCGTCAATCTTCCAGTAGTTGAAGTAACTTTACCTATTACCGAAGTACCAGTTCCTAAAAGCTTCAGCGCTGGACCAGCTGCTGCTGCTAATCCAACCCATTTGATAATGTTTCTTTGTTGATCATCACTCATAGCTGAGAAAGCTTTCGCCATATTCCCTAAGTTTTTTATCAATGGTTTCGATACATTTAGACCATCACGCAACGCGTCTACAAATGGACCTCCAAGATCGATTGCTGTATCAATCACTTCGTTTTTCAACATCTTTAGCTTTGATTCAGTTGTTTCGTATCTTTTATTAGCTTCATTTGTTAAAGCTGTATTTTGTTTCCATGCGCCGTTTCCTTTTTCAATTGCTCCTTTGAATATGTCACTAGCATTTGCAGCTCTCAATAAACTGTCGCGTAGTCGAACTTCTTTTATATCCATGTCATCCAGAACTTTGATTGCTGAAGTCCCATGTTTTTCTGAATCTTTCAGCCCTTGAATGAACTTGATGATTGCTTCTGAAGGATCACTCTTGAACAACTTCTGAAATTGTTCACTTGTAACACCTGCCACATTCGCAAAATTTTCAAGCGAACTTTTCGAATTGTCCGCTTCTTTATACATTTTCTTTAAATCAGATGAAGTGAATCCCATTTGCTCTGATACTGCTTTTAACGATTTTCCACCGTCTCTCACAGCATTTACTAAATTAACCCACGGAACACCTTGTTCTTCTGCCATCTGTTTCAGCTGATCAAAAGCGCCAAATCCTTTTTCTACAGCTAGCTGCATCTGGATCATGACCTTCGAAAAGGCAGACCCACCCGCTTCAGCTTCGACACCAACAGAGGATAGAGCAGTAGCAAATCCTAGAATTTCGCCTTGGCTCATTCCAATCTGTTTACCAGCACCCGCTAACCGCAGTCCCATTTCAGTGATTTCTGATTCGGTTGTAGCAAAATTGTTACCTAGATCAACAATGACTGATCCTAATTTATCAAAGTCTTTTTGAGACATTTGGGTAATATTAGCAAATCGTGCTAAAGAAGTCGCAGCTGTTTCAGCTGACATATTAGTAGATTCGCCCATATCGACCATCGTCTTGGTGAAACTAACCACATTTTCTGTCTTAATCCCTAATTGACCTGCTGCTTCAGCAACGTTCGCTATTTCTTGGTGGCTCGCTGGCAATTTAGTCGCTAAATCACGAAGTCCTTTTTCTAAATCACTGTAGGAGTAAACTACGTTCCCATTCGAGTCTACAACTTCATCGTTTGTCTTTTTTACACCTGCAAAAGCACTTTCCCATGAAATAGCTGCAGTAGTCACTGCTGTTGCGCCTGCTAAAATTGGAGCAGTCACTCCGACACTGAGAGCCGTACCCATCCCGGAAATACCTTTACCGAATGATTCAATTTTTTTGCCCGAGTTAATCAATACATCAGAATTAGCTTTTAATTTGCCAGTGAACCCTTCAGTTTCAACTTTCATCCGCGCAATTTGCCCGACAGTTGTTTTCATTTGAGATTCGTAACTTGCGGATCTAGCTGTTGCTTGATTCAATTGATTAGCGTATTTAGCAGTCGAAGCAGTAGCGTTTCCATTAGAGTCAAAACTATCCTTATAAGCCTTAGTGAGCAATTCTACTTGCTTTTCATTTGCTTGTAGAACTCCGCCTAAACCATTATATTTTGCTTGTAAAGCACCGAGAGAATTACCTGAAGAGTTCATTACTTGCATCTGTGATTTCATTGCTTTCATTTGATGGTTAACAGCGTTTTTAGCTCCGGCTAGACCTTTTGAAAAAGCTGAACTGTCTAAGTCTAGTTTGATAATCATATTGCCTAAAGGTTTTCCATTTGCCATATGTTTACCTCCTCTCTACATGGATTTCAAGAAGTCTTTAAGATCAACTTCTTTTTGTTTCTCTTTCTTAGGCGAAGTGCACGCAATTTTCATCATCATTTCAAAGGAATTATCTTCTATGTCAGATAGTGACCATCCTGCTTTCACTAACTCTCTGCATAGGTTTAAGTACATTTCTTCTGCTTCTTCGGGTGTTACTTTTTTGCGTCTGGGTCTGGATTACTTTCAATCCCCATTACTTCTCCTAGGATGTCGTCCAATGTGCTCATTACCTTCTCAGATGGTAAACCATCAAGAATTTGTTCAGCTGTCAATTTGCTATCCCTGAAGATACCTACAGCAAAATCCAAATAAATGTCTAAACGATTCCAAATCATTACTCCATCTTCGTTTAGCTTTTTGATTGTTTCTAAAGCTTTTCGATAATCTTTACCTGTTGTGTCTATGTTTTCATAGACTTTCTTTCCTGATTCTTCCTTCAATTCAATTCTTACTTTTGCCATTTAGATTCCTCCATTATTTTCCAAATAAAAAAGCTAGTCCGAAGACTAGCCCGCTGCTTTTTCAATAACTGTAATAGTACATTTTGCTACTTTACCGCCATCCGTAGTAGTAAATGAAACTTCTGTAGTTCCGCCAACTTCAGCGTCTGTTTTTACTGTGACGTTGCCTCCAGTAACCGTAGCTACAGCTGTATTCGAACTGCTCCAGCTTCCTGTTTTGTCTGTTGCATTTGCTGGTGTTACAGTAGGAGTTAATTTTAAGGTTCCTCCTTGTTCAACTTCAGCTGTCGTTTTATCCAACGTCACACCAGTAACTGAAATTGGAAGAGTGGTAAATGCAGGAATATCTACTTTTACTGATTCTTGACCTCCGACCACACGCGTAGCTTGATAATCTCCTTTAGCAACTTGAGTATTTGCTGCAATTCCAGTAATAGTTAGAGGGCTTTCGCCCTCCGTCACTTTTGTTCCATCTTTTTTATAAATTTTAAATGTATCTGGCATAGTTATCCTCCTAACTTAATTCAACTGTTACCCCATTAATAGTGGGAGTGATTGCTCCAACAACGGAGCTAGTTACTTCCCCGCTGCAGGAAATACCATCTCTTTCAAAGCAGTAATAGAAGCTTCTTCGTCTCCAACATATTTTGCGACTGTTTGGCCTTTAGCATCACCTTCAACATCATTGGCAATCGCTGAAAATACATATTCTTCTGCTTCTGGTTCGAAAGCTTCATTTGTCGTAGTGTTAAGATTAATAGATTCCCGACTGAATTTCCCTTTGAACATCGCAAGCATCGCTGTATCGCCGTTCAAATCCTCCGATTCCATCAAAATTGCACAATATGGTGGCTCAGTATCTTCTCCCAAGAAGCTGATTTTGTTTGTATCGGTTTTGTAACCAAGAATTTTGTCATTTACTTCTGTTGGTAAATCTAACAATCCAAAAGTAGCTGAAACATCGCCTGTTCCTTTTTGAGAGACATAGTAAGCGATGTTCGATCCGTAAACTTTTGATGGTTCTTTTGATAGCCCACTGATTTCAGCAGATACAGTCGCCCCTTTGTCTTGTTCACCTTCAATTACATATAAATTTGCTGCTGGAATCTTCCCTGTGCTGTCAAAGACCCCGATTGTCATTTTTTTGAATCCTACTAATGTCATAAAATTTTCCTCCTAATTTTGGGTAATAAAAAAAGACACGTTATTTTCGTGTCTTAATTTCTAATATTCGGTATCGTAAATTTTTGTATTTCCTTCGTAACGACGCGCGTCTACAAAGCGTTTTGTTTCAGAAAAGTATTCATCTAACCCTTGCCCGGAAATTTGGCCAAAGCCTAGTTTTTTCATCTCTTTTTTTATCTCATATTGAATCTGCTTGCATGTTGCTCTATATTTCGATTCAACGTCAATCTGTATCATATGCTCTACAGAAAGTTCTTTGTTACTTCCGTGGTACGCTTCGTTGGGTGTATCTACAGGACGAATTGTGATCATTGGACCTGTTTTATCGGCGGTTTCAGGTTGCTCATAAAATTTAATACGATATTGCTCGGTATTCTCGTTGTAGGTCATTGAACGAATATACTCATTCAAACAAAGAGCCTCGTAAATGATATTAAGCATATCTTTCATAAACTCTTTTTAACCTCCTCCCCTACAGCATCAAAGTACAACGGCTCGGAATTCTTAAGTGATTTTGTTATTACACCAAATCCTCTCGGTCTAATTTGTTTGCCCTTTCGTGTATATCCCCATTCATTCAAATGAATGATTCTATATCGTTGATGTGGACCATTCCAACCGATTTCAGCTTCTGCCTTGTAATCTCTATACGTAGCGTTCTTGCGAACAACCTCAGCGATCGTATAACCTTTGTCTTTAAAAACGGTCATGTCCTTTTGCAACTGTTTTTCTACTTTTTCAGCGCCAACATTGATTGCTTTTTTTGTCAATGTCTTAGTTTTCTTTTCTCCAAACTTTTTCTCTAAAGCTTGGATTGTTTCTTGAACGCCTTCAAACTTTACGTTACTCATCGTTTATCACCGCTAATAAAAGTGTGACAAACTCATTCGAGGCTAAATCATGTCGTACTTCCACGATATTCCATCTGAGTCCGGAATATCGATAATCAATTATTTCTGCGAAATCTTTATTGTCCGGAGTATACTTTTTTCTCGGATCACGCATCACCAGAGTGACAGCCAACTTAGTATCTAATCCATTCAAAACTTCAAGGTCCTTCATTGATGGATCGTATATTTCAGCTCTTGTTTTATACAATATTTTTCCCTCATCATTACCGGGTTCAGGGCCATTTGAAGGTTTATATTGATAAAAGAAAACTTTTGTATTTAATTTTCTTGTACTAGACCTTTTCAGTGGACTCACCTTCTTTGAATACTTTATAACTCGCTTTGAGTTGAAGAATAAGAGAGTTGAAGCCTAAATCATACTCTCTTAAACCTCCAGTTGCATTCGCTGTTTCAATGGTAGCTGAGCGTGCATGATAGTAATGATCCGTCAGCATCAAGATAGAAAGGTTTAAAAGATCTGTGGAATCGTTATCTGTTTCATAAAAAGAAGGCTTATCTTGTCCGATAGCTCCTTTGATGTATGCAATAGCAGCTGCCGCAGATCGTTTAATGCCAGTATTATCGTCAGAAAAATCTTCACGAATCGCCTCTTTAATTTCTTCTAAATCTTGTTCATTTTTAGGATCTAGAATCATGAATACACCGCCTAACTAAGTTCGATAGTTGCCCCATCTGCAGTCGGGGTCACTTTCCCGACGACTGCCGGGGCTACGCTTTTTTTATCGTAGCTAGACGGAATGCTGACGCTAGTTTGATTTGATGATCGAACCATGCTGTGACAACAAACAAATTAACACCTGTTTTCACGTCTTTATCTTGTTCGTACGTCGCACCGATATCGTAGTTAAAGTGTGAGTATGAAAAATCTCCGATAACAGGGGTAACAGCAGCATCAGTAAAGATTACTGGTTTACCTAAAATTTGTTCAGGTTGTGCTGTATAAAGAGTGGCACTTCCGTTAGCTAGGGTTTCGATGATATTTAAATAATCGGCATATTTCATCATGATTTTTGCATTTTCACGATAGTCTTCGTGTAGATCAGCAATAGCAGCTTTAATTGCTTTGTATAAATCTTCACCTTCGACTTTTTTAATGTTTACTTCCGTTTCGTCATAAAAACTCATATGTTCTTCACCAGTTTTAGGAGTTGTAGCAAACGCAACTTTACGCTCTTTTGCAGCTACACCAGACTGTAAATTACGCTCTACAGTTGAAACTAAATTCGTATTTGTTCCAGCTAAGATAGTTTCAGAAATACCAGTAAAAACTTTAAACTTATGACGTCCAAAAGCTACTGTATCCCCTTTTGCTTTCAGTTCTTTTGCTGTCTCCATATCTGCAATAAAATCATCATCATCCAATGTGAAAGAAACTTTTGGAATTTCTAGATTAGGAATATTTGTGATAGCTGAAACATCTCTTAATGGATTTTTTACAATCGGTTCAGAGATAATGTCGGTAGCTACTGTTTTAGGTAAGAATTTCCCACCTTTTGATGCATCATCATCGCCTAATACTTGTAAAACATCTGATGGAACAGCTTCTTTTGCAATGGTTTTGCGAATCAATTCTGCTTTTGCATCAATTACTTTTTGTTTAGGATTTTCAGAAGTAGTAAATTGTCCTTTTGACAAATTAGCCTTTTGTTCTGCTTCCATTTGGTCGTGTTGAGTTTTGATAATATCGAAACGTTGCTGTAAATCATCTTTTGATTTTTGCATTTGAACTAACTCTTCAGCGCTCGTCCCTGGATCTGTTGCTTTTTGCATAATCGTATTGTTTTGTTTTTGAATTTGCTGTCCTAATGTAGCTAAATCTTGTTTTAATTCATACAATGTTTTCATTTATAATCCTCCTAGAATTGTGCCTATCAAGGCTTTGTTTTGTTTTGTATGTTCAACGATTTTTTCTATTTTTTCTTGGTCTCTCGAGTCTTCTTGTCTAGAGTCCAAGAGTTTTTCTGGAACTTTTTGATACGTTTCAAACAGTTTTTGACTGATTGAAGCTGCAACTTGATTAGCTGACTCAACCACATCGCAAAGACCGTAATTGTATGCTTCTTGAGCAGACATCCAAGTTTCTTCGTCCATAATTTGTTTTATTTTTTCTTCTGTTAACTTTTCACCAGCTTTTGCTAAATACGTAACTACAGAAGATTCAGCTATTTTGTCCAAATCATCTGCTTGTTTACGTAGCTCTTTGGCATTTCCCATTGAAATTGTCCAAGGATTGTGGATCATTAACATGCTGTTCTCAGGCATAATGACTTCATCACAGCTTGCTACAATCACACTGGCAATCGAAGCAGCTAAAGCATCCACATGAGCTACAACACGTGCTTTGTGCTGTCGCAACATATTTCCGATTGCAATTCCTTCAAAAACAGACCCGCCTGGTGAATTTATGTGAAGATTAATCTGACTAACTTCTCCAAGCTCCTTCAAATCTTTTTGAAAACTTGCTGCAGTAGTGTCTGTGTCGTCCCATTTGAAGGAGACAATTTCTCCAAATATAAAAACGTCTGCTTCATTTTGATTAGCAGACTGTTTACATTCCCAAAACTTTTTCATTTCAACCCTCCTTTCAAGGCAAAATAAAAAAGACCTAACTATTTTCAGTTACGTCTGTTTCACTAGATTTATTCGATTTTCTTAAGGTTGGATCCATTTCTTGTGGGTACATATCACCTGAAATCCATAGATCAGCAGCTTTACCACCACGTGGAGGCATTTCTTCTAACATTCTTGCTTCGTCAGGAGACATCCAACCGTCGCGTATTCCGCCATGATAAAATTTTTGGCGTGCATCACTGTCTCCGCGAAGCAATCCCATCATGTTAAATTTGAAGTAGTATCCTTTTATTCTTTCAGTTTTTTGAAGTATTTTCTTATTAAACTCTCTTTCATATTGCTTCACAATCGGAGTGAGTGTCATATTAACGAATAGTTGCATCAACTGCTCATTTGATGAGAAGCTGCTACTGTCAGAGTTCAAGAAAATGCTAGGAACGTTATAAACATTAGCAATGCGATCTCGAGTAATTTCCTCAGTGATCTTCATATCAGTTGCTACGAAGTTCCGTTTCATTTCTTCAATGGTTACACCCGGCTCTTGAAAAAGCACGCCACCGTTTTCTTCATAGAAACGTCGGAAATCTTCCACTACGGCTTTTCTTTTTTCTTCATCAACGTTAGTGTTATAAGTTAAGATGAATGAATCTCGCAAAGATTGCATTTCTTTTAAAGAAAATTCGCGGACCGCTTTATCAAAATCATTCGAATTCTTCAATACTTGAATTGGACTTATTCCCTTCCAATTTCCGTTTCCTGCGATATGTCGGACATGAATAACATCAGTATTATGAAAATAAAAAGTTTTACCATCATTATTCACTTGATACCATAATTCTTTACTATCCTGTTCAATTACTGGTTCAACATAGTTTGGATTGAAAGGGAGCAAAGTATCAAATTGCCCTCGAAAATCTCGAATAATCAAAGCATAGCCGTTTCCATTTGTATTTCTGCTAACTTCAAGTACATTAATTATTTGATCTAAAGTTTGATTTTTGTTAGGAAAATATATTAATCGGTCCATAGATTCATCGAATTGTTGATCATAATTCAGATATTTTTTGAATGGTAGACTGGACAATGTATTACTTAAACGAGAAACGACTGAAAAAATATTTTCATTTGTTTCAAGAGTTGAATTTTCTATTCCAAAAAAAGTCTTGCCAAACCAAGCCTTAAAGTTACTACTGGTTGAGTAATCTTTTATAATTGCCTGTTTGATAAATTTTGGAGTTACTCTATTAACCACTTTTTGAAACTTATTCATTATTTACCTCCTTTCATCATTTCTCTGACGCTTATGAAACCAATGGTTCCGCTCTGTTTAGATTTTGTAGCAAACATTTCAACTACGCTGACATGACTATTCAATACAGCAGCAAAACCATCTATTTTCCTATTCTTCGATTGTTTTGTCGGCATCCAATTATTGTTGCGATCTTGAACTAGCTTCACGTTAGAAAGATACCATCTAAAAATTTTCTGTTGGTTATAAATTACTTTCCCATCTAAAAAGCGTTCTTTCAAATCTTTCATTGGACCACCAAGAGTAGTGAAGCCCTGAATAGCTTCTTCCATCACAAATCCGTAGTCAATCATTTGCCGGTTCAAAATCAAACTGTTTCTCCTGTCATATCTGATTTTCAGTATTTTATATTTTTTTGATTGTTCAACAAACCAGTCAAAAACAAACTGGTAATCGACATAACTGCCTGGTGTCACAGTTAGATCACCTGATTTTATCCAAGCATCCAACCGTTGTTTATTATTGTCGGTGTTATATCTCTCTTGCGAAATCCAACTATGTTCTAGAACTGCTATTTCTCCAGTTTCGTAAATAGGAAACTCTAAATTAGCCGACGTGAAATCTTGTGTTTCTGATAAATCATATCCTCCAACACATTCTTCACCTTCCATCGTTTCCCAATCAATTATTTTATTATTCTTATTGATTGTCTGCATATCCAGAAACGATAGTTCATCTATGTCGGAAAATAGATTGAACTGCTTAGTGATCCAGTCTGCACGTTCCTGGGGACTATTACGCTCTGTTTTCCAATCGGTTACTAAATCGACAAATGACATCAATCCTATATTTGGATTAGCTTTGATCCAATTTCTTGGATCATCCGCTTCAGAAACATCATCTAGCTTTGCTACAAAATAAAAAACTCGTTCATCTAGTCCATCTTCGAGATGTTCTAAACAATCGAGTGCATTGTCATAATATTGCATAAGCGGTCCATCAAGAACATAACCAGCTGTAGTTATATAAACAATCAGCGGTTGTCTTCGTGTACCACGAGATTTTTTTATTACATTTATCAATTTGAAATTAATAAATTCATGAATTTCATCAAAAATCGCAAAATGAGTGTTTAAGCCATCAAGCTTTTTACTATCCGATGCTCGAGCTTCCATTTTAGAGAAAGTAATCTCATCTTTAATTAAGGATCTTTGTGGCTTGTATTTTTTATCCAAACGTGGCGATTGTTTCACCATTTCTTTGGTTTTATCGAACAAAATAGACGCTTGATCTTTTGCATTGGCCAAAACATAGACATTGGCACCTTGTTCATGATCATATCCAAGCATGTAAGCAGATAGTCCACTGATAAGAGATGTCTTTCCATTTTTACGACCAACGAATGTCAAAGCTTCACGAAAACGTCGGATTCCTGTGTCTTTATGAATCCATCCGAACATCGAACCGATGATAAAATGTTGCCATGGTTGCAAAATAAATCTGTCAAAGTCGCCTTCAGTCGGACGGCAATTATCTTCAATAAAACGAATAGGACGATGCCCTACTTCTTCATCAAAAATCCACGGAAATTCTTCCGTTCCTTGTCGCTTTAAATCTAATAAATGACGTTTAGCAGCAAGGATGTTTTCTTTGCTCGCTGGTATAGATCCATCAATCAATCGCTCAGCATACCAAGTGGTTAAAAGTTCAGGATATGGTTCTAATAAGATGCCTCCCCATGAAGCTTGTTCTTCTTTATAATCAAACCACCACTTCTCCAATTCTGAATAAGATAGTTTCATTAAGTCCATTCAGAATCATCCTCATCCTGAGCCATTTTAATAGCTAATTTTGCTCTCGCAGAGGGCGACAGACCCAAATCGCTACCAAAAGCACGTAGATTTCTAGAACAAGTGTCCATCTGCTTAGACAAAGGATTTCCATAAAGTTCCGAAGGTTCATGAAAAGAATCACCATTCTCTTCAGCCATTTTCTTTTTTTCTTGGTATTCACTTTTGTATTCTCGTTGCATCTTCTTGTACTGTTTAACCAAAACCACGTATTGTGAATACCAGCTACAGTACATTGCCATAACATAAATATCAGGATTAGTTACTAGTTCAACAGAAAGAAGTTCTTCTTTTATAAATTCAAAAATATCCTTTCCTTGTTTATCTAGCCAGGTAGGAGCTTTAATTTTATCCGTCTGCATTTGCAGCTGCTCTTCGGCTTCAGCCCGTTTCTTTAATTCTTTAGTGTTCTTTTTATTAGGATTTTTTTGTAAAAGCTGTAATTTTGCACTTTTTGCTGGTCGCGGCATTTTATCACCTTCTTTCATGGTAGAATTAAAATAAAAAATGGAGGTATAAAAATGATTGAAGCACTAAATCTTGATCAAATATATAAAGTAACAAATAAATACCAAACTGACAGAATAATTGGAATCCTTTTTGCCAGATATGATACATCCAAAAATTTAATTGAACCCAATTATGATTTTTGGAACAAATTAACATCAGCGCATTTCGATATTTTTTTAGCTGGTTATGGCGCATATCTCTCGCCTGACGAAGAGACATCTCGAAAAAAAATCATATCTTTTTCTGATTCAAACGAAAAACGTATATATTTTGATAATGACGCATACATCAGCGTTGTCAAAAAATTTAAAAATGAGTTAAAAGCATTCAAATATGATGATAGTGTTCCTTTATTAGTCTTATTAGACACAGAGAACGGGATTATCAAATGGAGTAAGCCCTTAATCATAAAATTAAGCGATTCGTCTAAGGATTATAGTTTATCTAGGTCTTTTATCTGTAAGATTTCTGATTTAACGAGCCAGTTTTACTACCTTTCAGATATATGGTATAAGTTAAAGCGTTATAAAATACGAAAAAGAATAACGAATTCAGTTTCTTTATCCGATATAATTGCTCTTATAGCATTACTGAAGCCTTAAAAAATTGAAAAGCGGTAAAACATTCAAGGAGGGAGCTCACCGGTCTTGGCGCCCTCCTGTTTCTACTTTTCTAAATAGGGGGGGCTACTTGCCTTTACTTCTTCTAAGTTCTATTTCCACTCGTAAACTCTCACACGCTAATCTAGGTGTCGCTAGAACTTGGTGATTAGTCTCACGAGATGCATAGGTTGATTCTATAATTACAGTTCCGTCCAAAACATCCGTTTTTAATTTATTAATTCCTTCAATGAGATGATCTAAAGACTCAATCTGTTTATTTTTTGCATTACTCTCTTGTGGCATAGAACTTCACTACCTTTCTCTTCGTCTTAACTTTCTTTTCTCCTCCTGATTTCTCAGGATGTTCTTTGTTATGGCAAGCAAGGCAAACAAGCTCTAGGTTATCTATGTCCCAGAACTTAGTTATATCTTCTCTTGCTTCGATTATGTGATGGACAACTACTCCTCTTGTTATTATCCCTCGACGTTGACACTCTTGACATACACCAAAGTCTCTTGCTATAACTAGTTCTCTAAGCTTCCTCCACTTGTTCGTCTTATATAGTTTGTCTATCTCGTCTCTAGGTCTAGCTTCTTTCATTTACATATCTCTCTTGTGCCCAATGATTTTTCTATCTAAGTACTTGTTATTAGGTGAATCATAATACTCAATAGTGATGTCGTTAACTCCTCTGGGCACTTGGTACTCATCGTCTTCCGTGTGCCAATGGTAAGTAATATCAATAAGACCTCTCGGCATCTCATCCATTCGTTGACCTTTATAATAAACTTCTGGTACTGAGTCAGTATCTTTTAGTTTGATCTCTAATAGATTGTTTTTATTTAAATCTTCTGTAACATTCTCTTGAATATCTTCTTTATAAAAAGTTCTAGTAATTGAATCATTCCAAAGAAAAATAATTTGTTCGAATTTTTCTAGCAACTCTTCAACACTACAATACGCAACGTGAGTCCCACCCAATACTCTTCTCTTTAACCAAAATATCTCATCTTTATAAATTGGCATCTCTTCTGTCGTAAATACGACCGGATTGCCTTGCAAGTTAGTAGCTATCACTAAATATTCTTCTTTTCTTTTATTCCAGAACATCGATTACTTCTCCTTTGCATCATTTTTTAATTTTGCTGACATACACATTAACTAAGGCTTCTTGCACTTTGAATATCCCTTCAACGCCTAATCCTTTTACATCTAGATCTAGCCTATCTTTCAAGAACTTAGCATTGTGCTCTGCTCTAATTGTTTGCTCAGCGATGAAATAATTTAGTGCCGCTACTTCATCCATCTTTAACCCCGCCAAACTAATGATGTTCATGAATAAGGCAGCTAGTTCATCCATATCTTTCTCTGCTCTTATCTTCTCAATCAACTTGATGTAATCATAGTTATCATTCATTTGATGTACCTCTCAATGTTTTGTTGAATATATTCGTCTTTCCAATATCCATGGCCGCAGTAACGAAGATTGTACTTATCGATCTCTTTCGGTGTAGCTTCTCTGGTCATTTCAATGATGGAGTACTTCTTTTTGATTTGGACTGATTGGACAACTCTAATTGGATCATCTGCGTTTGGTTGCGGATATTTATTTGATAATGATACATACCAGTAGTTCCTCATTAGCCATTCTTCTCTTCAATAGCATTTAGATCATTGTAAATAGCCTTTGCTGTCTCTAATCCGACCCGCAGTCTTCGTTGAATGACTCCAACAGTTAGCTCCATATCAACTTCTTCATAGTCCTTCTTTAATCGCTTCATTTCCTCGAAATCTTTAGCGGTATATTGTTTCATATAATTATTCTCCTTTTAAATAAAATAAAAAGACCACTCAACGAGTGATCTAATATGTAATAGCAACCTACACGCAGACAAGTCTGATACTTCCTGCACCTAATCACTGCCACATCCCTCGGTTGCTAGCGGTTTTACTGACAGGCAGTTATGGATTACCGTAAACCAAAGTCACTGGCAAGGAGACAAACCTTGCATGATAACTACCCTAATTTGAACTTACGTTCCGCCCTTAACTGGTTTCTTTTGGAAGTCAAGTGCGTTTACCTATTCCACCACAGTAATCAAAAAACAACTTGTGAAAACGATTACTTTTTGTATAATAAATATTATCAACGATAGAGAGCGTTGAAATTAATCCTTAGGAGTGTTTTTACATGAACAAACATGAAATACAAGCATTTGAACATGCAGTTTTTACTTTCAATAGACTCGCTAAACGAGCAAACGAAGACTTTATTCCGTTTGAAATTATTTGGGATACAAGATTTGGCCCCGCAACAGCTACTAACGTTCTATACAAGACCAGCTCTAATCCAATTATAAATGAATATTTCTTCCACAATGAGTATTTCCATGATGAAGAATCAAATAAAGCTGCATATATAGATGAGTTATATGCATATGTAAATCATGCTGTATCTCAATACTTCAGCGACCTAGTTAGCGGTGGCTATTCACCTAAATTGAATATGGCAGAACGCCCACACGTTCTAATGGATAAGTTACTGGAACTATCTAAATTTGATGAAGCAATTAGTTTAAGAATGCCTAATTACTTAACCACTTGGGATTTTAAAACCTTAGACGAATCTATTAAATTGCCTTTCATTAATGATGAAACTCTGATATTACGTCCTCTATGTTTAATTAAAGAACAGACAACAACTTCATAAGAAGAAATGAACTATTTTTGATTTGGTTTATTTGTAGCTGTTGCCTGTTTATTAACAATTTTAAAATAAACAGCGATCGTATAGAGAAAAAATATGTGAGTAGTTTTTCCGATTGCTCTCTATTCAAAGAAGAAGTTAGCAACGATAAGGGAGGTTTCCTCCCTTACATTTTATTTTGTCTCAGACCTATCACTAATCTTTCGACACTACCATAATATCACTGGTAAATAGCTAAAAACCGCCATCATTCCGCCAAAAAACCGCCAAATTATTTATAAGCAATTATTCTTCCATGTTTATATGCTTCTGCAAACTCTATTAGAGCTTCCGACTTCATCCGTTGTATACTTCTTTCTGAATAACCCACTTCACGGCTAATTCTGTAGTTTGAGAAGCTATCTGGCACACAGAAGCTGTAGTAGAGTATCTGACGGCTAATCAGACTAAGAGCCATCAAAGCCGCTAGAATCGCATCTCTCTCTGCTTCTATATCCATCATCTGAATGACCGCGTCTTCTGCCTTATTGCCGTGCTTCGGTGCCTTCGGCATATCCGTAATAATCGGCGACTTAATATCTATCAAAGAGCGACCTGCCATCCGCTCCAAACGCCGAAAGTTCTTCAGCACATCTCTCGCATTACATCTTGTCTGTTTGAAATCTACCTCTCGTAACAATTGCATCAAGTCAAACCGCTCCTTTATGTGATATAATAAATGTGCTAGATTTATTGAATCAGTCGGAGCGATCCGGCTTTTTTTATTTGTCATTGATTAGTTCTATATCCACCAATCTCGCTACAGCTAAATTATCTTTACTCTTCGCTAACCACTTGTCACATTTCATCGTGTTTTCAATACGAATGATTGCTGAGTGATTGTAGACGTGTTCTACATATCCACGAAATGGATAGATGAACTCTTCTGCTTCACATCGAACCATGTCGCCGACTTTGAATTTTGATTTCTTGCGTGTTTTAGGATTCTTTGTCTGCATATCTAGCATTAAACCGCCGATACCGTGACTGCTAGCGTAAAATCCGTCTTTTAGTTTCATTATGCTTCCTCCAATTTTATAGATAATGTTTTCGCAGATGGTGATTCCGCTTTTTTAACTGCGCTATATCTTTATTTGCTGATCTTTCATCAAAATACTCCTGAGCTCTCCTCTTGTTTTTTGTAAAAACTGGCTTACTATCATTCCAACAATGGAAATAAACTTTCTTAAACGAACCATCTGTGTAATCGAACAGATAAAATGCTATTTTGAACATTCATTCCGCTTCCTCCAAATCACTCGACTTCACGAACACACCATCTACCATCTTCCCTGTGCGTCCTTTGATTTCGTTGTACGCCATTTCTAAACACTCTTGTACATTTGTCCCTTTTTGCATGGAAAGGATAATCAGAGTGACGATTACGTCTCCTACGCTATCTTTAAATAACTCATCATTACTTCTTGCCATTGCTGAAGCGATTTCCCCGAATTCCTCGGATACTTTCAAAAACTGTGCTTTTGGATCTGCTTGATCCAATCTCTTATCTTTTGCCCACTGCTCTACTTTTGTGATTAGTTCGTCCATTATTCTTCCTCCTCAAAATATTCTTTCAATGTTCTAACTAAGCTTTCGTATAGTGGCTTAAATGATTCACTAGCGATCAACTCGATATTTCCTAGATTAGTAAAGTGTTCTTCTATCTCTTCTTTCAACATTTCTTCGTCCATTATTTCTCCTCCTCAATCTCACATGCCTGTTCAAACTGTCTAGTGATGTTTTCTAACGCTTTTTTGTACTCGATAATACTTTTTATCGTTCTTTCTTCACTTAACACGTAATCGCGTTGTATCGCCTTTAAACACGATGAGACAGTTTGGAAGTATCCGATATCTGCTCGTGATTCTTCTTTTGCTTCGGTGTAGCGGATGTTTCCTTCTTCATCTCGTCTTACCTTCGATAAGACAATGTTTCTAGAATCACTGGTAATTCGATAATCTTCGATTTTCATGTCTAGCATTTTTTCTCCTCCACATACCTAAACTGTCGTCCCTTTGAATCAATCCATAAACTCCTAGCTCTATCCCAGATGATGTTTTTGCTCAGACCAGTAATTTCAGATAACTGTTCAGCGGTACCTGTTACTAGAATTCGGTCACCATGCCAGATTGCAATTTTTCTTGGCGTTCTCCGTTTTGGCTTTTCAGTCCACATTGATTTACCGAGCTGTTGGACTTCTGCAACTATTTCTTTGTCTTCTTGCCAAGATTCTGACTTGGTTAATTCAGCAATTCTTTTCATTGCTGTTTTCTTATCCACACTTACCCCTCCAATCTACGAATTTCCCTTCTTAAATTCTCTATGTGCAAATCGATTGCCTTTCTCGCCGTTTCATTGACCATCACTGCCTTTGTCCGCTCCAGTTCGTCAATCTCACGCTGAAGGCTTCGAATACGCATTTGAATCACTTCTTCTGTTGTCATGATAGACCACCTCTTTAAAAACGCTCTTCCTTGAACGTATTCCGATATTTTTTGGCTAATATCAACGGCACTTGATATTGATGACAGAACAACTTTGCCTTGATCTTAAAGTCTTTTGTCTGCATTCCTTTAACATCTACGACTTTGACAAGTTTGCCGTTTTTATAAAATGTGAAGTCGGGAATATACTCGATCTTGCGATACTTCTTTCCGTCTAGTTCAAATTTCGGCATCAGCTCAAATCTTTCCTGAAGTTTTACTTTCCAGCCGTTAGCTTCAGCTTGCCACAAGGCTAGATCGTAATACTCTGCTTCCGCTATAGAATCAAACTTGATACCTCGATGAACAGTTTTTTTATTACGGTATTTATTCATGCGATACTACCTTTCACTGGTTTTATACGCTTGTCTGCTGTTTGTTGGAATTTCAGCGCATAACCTTCTGAATTCTTAAATATCCTAGAAACAATTCTTTCGCCGTAGGCTTCTCTTAGTTCGGGACCAGATAAGTTTGTTGTGATGATCGTTGCCTTGTTCTGTCTGGCTTCCAAGAGCGTGTTTAACGTATTGTTTGTAAACTGCCTACTATTTGATACCCCACTACCTAATTCAGCTCCAATATCGTCAAAAACCACCAAATCAGTTGTTTTAATATCGGCTATAAGCGATCCTTCAATTTCTTTTCTCAGTTCAGCATTGTTATAAGAGAACTTTATTTGCTCTAATAATTCTTGATAGCTTATAAAAAGTATTTTCTTGTCATAATTTGAGCGCTCAAGTATTTCCCAAGCTGTCGCCATTGACAAGTGGCTTTTTCCGCTTCCTGATTTCCCTGATAGAATGAAATGTGCAGGATGGTTCAGTAAGACATCATTTACAAAGCTTTTAGCTCTTTCTAAAGCAATTTTCGTTTCTTGGTCCACTACGTGATAATTCTCCATTTTGCATTTAAACAAAGTTTTATCTGTTAAAACCGAACCATTTTGAAAAAAACTCAACGCTCGTGCTTTTAAGCTGTCATTATATATCCGTTCGGTCTGTATATCCTCTTTCACACGTAACGCTTTATAACCACAACTCATGCATGTTGGTTTACAACGTTCTGAACCATCCTTATTTTTAGCTCGCCAACTATACAAAGGTTCGCTACATTCTGGACATTTTCCGCTTTGCACTAATACTCTTCTTATTAGCTTCTCCATAGCATTTGCTAGGCTTTCCATGTGATGCATCTCCTTTTTAAATTGGCAAGTCGTCATATTCACTAGGATCGCTGTACTGTAGTTTTTGACTTTGCTTTTTATGATTCTTCTTATCTGCTTTGATTTCGAATTTGAGCTTCTCAAATTTTTCTCTCAATTTCTTAGCACTTCTAATATTTCCAAACCAAAATTCATTTGTAGGTAGCCAATTGATCACATACTCAATCGCTTCTATAGATGCTTTATCTCTTTCTTCCATCAACCTGATTGTGTCTGCCCATTTTTCGATATCTACTTTATTCATTTCTTTTGGAAAATCTTCAGTTAAATTACTTTGCAACTTTTTAGCAAGGCGTAAGTGTTCGTCAGAATACTTACCTTTCTTTTCTTCTTTATCTATATCTTTATCTTCTTCTATATCTTTATCTGTACCGTCACGTGACGTCACGCTAACGTCATTTTCCAATTTGAGACGTTCCTGTCTCTTTCTTTCCCTGTATTTACGGTTTCTTTCAGCATTTTTTAGCCTTACTTTATCCATACCCTCGATATTTTGATGTTTTTCCCAATTACTGATGGCAATTAGTCCATCACTGCTTAGATCAATCATGTTGAAATTTGCCAATGTAGTTAGCGCTAAGCGAACCGTATTTACGTTTTTGCCAAACAATGTAGCAAGCATTTCTTCGGTATAAGGCATGTTCCTCTGGATATATATCAGACCATCGTCGTTAGTCTTTCCTGCTAAAACTAGTAATCGAATCCATATAACGATGATGGCATCCGACTCAGGAACAGCTTGGATTAATCGTATTTTTTCATCGTCAAACATAGTAGTTTTAAGTTTGATCCAACTTATCTCAGCCAAATTTATCCTCCTATCCTTAACTTTTTAATCGTTTCATGACTTAACTTGATCCCTTTGATTTGATATTTATTTTTGAAATTGATCACACCTATATTGTGTTTCTCCGTGTGATGGATTCTGCAGAGTGCTGCAAATGTGTACTCTGAATGATCAACTTCTTTGCGCTTTCGTCTTCCTAGCGCTTTGTCAAAATGATCGATGTCAGCTCCTGTTTTGCCACAGATGCAGCAGACTCTTTTTGTAATGCATTTGTAGAAGTAATATTCTTGATTAGCTGGTAAAATCTCATAACCTTCTTTGAAAGGAATATGATGTTCAAAGATAAAATCTAGGATGATATTCGCTAAGATATTGGCATCACTCACGGTTGTGCTTGATTCGTCTTTGAGGCTTATTTTGCGCCCTGTGACACCTTCGAAACGGAAGTAGAAGAATTCCTTCCAGAAGTCCGTTGGCATGCCTGTATCGATGAAAATATCGCCTATGAGCGCATAGATGAAGTTTCGTTGCTGTGCGGTGAACCGACGTGGATCAATAAAACGAATTTCAATGATTCGATCGCCATCATAGCCGTCATACATCGTTTTCAGCCGTTCGATATTTACTTCTTCGTTGATTGTTGCACCTATGTCTTTTCCTTTGAACTTTTTCAGAACCGCCGAATATGAATCGATTAATGGTTTAAACACTCATATCACTTCTTATCTAATTCTTTTTTCTTAGCTGCTATTGCTCGCTCCATCAAGGCACATTGCTCATAGCTTAACTGTTCAATAGTTTCAACGTTATCAGCTAAGAGCCCTAATTTATCTGTCTGCTCATTAACATATTCGATTAAGGTTTTGGTCATATCTTTGCCCATCTGCTCATTGAAAGCTTCTAGAATCGTCTCTAGCATGTTTAATTTCTTTGTATCGATTCTAGGTGGTGTTGGAATATCTTCCCCTTGAAATACATATAATCCCAGTCCGTGTAGAGCCAATGCTTTCACAAAGCATCGCTTCAATGAGTTATTGATTTGCATAGCATTTGGCTTAACAACTGGTTGGTTTCGATAATCTAAAACAGGAAATAATTCGGTTTCCGTGTGTCCTTTAACCGTTACTGAGACAGATACATAAGTCCCAGTTTCATCCATAAGAAAAGGTTTATATTCCTCAACAAGAAAGTCTTGATGAGTTCCAGAAACAACCCTGTAGTGTTTATACTCATTAATAGTTACCGTTGCCTGTGGATCATTCTTTTTCATAATCTCCCATGCGTGAGCCCAAGATAAATAATCAAAATTTCCTTTTTTCTTGAGTATTTTATTTAACTTGCGACTAAAAAGTTTTTCAAAATTCGTTGTCCCTTTGTTTTCACTCATCAAATTCTGCCTCCATTTCAGCAATGTATTTCTTACCTGATCCGTAATAAGAGATATCAATCAAGTTATCTCTGTCATACTCTTCTAGCGCATCAATCAAGCCATCTTCGATGACATAGATATATTCAGGTTTTTTGGACTTCCTCGATAAATGGATAAGATAGACATGATCCCAAATACTCACAAAATTTCCCAAATCGTCTTGATCACATGCTAGTTCTTCATCCGTCAAAAGATTTCGTCTGATTTTTCGATTATTTGTTTCCTTGGCATTCGATTTGCCCCAACTAGGATCAGTCAAATATTGATCTAGAGTGGAAAGTTCTTTTTCCATGTGGTAACATCTCCTTAGATGTATTATCTTTGTGACTCATTGCTTTGGTCGGCTGAGTCACTTTTTTATTTGTTGCCATGCCTTTTTCTTGTCGATTTGTTGTTGGCTTAGGATGATTGGTTTGTTATGTCTCCACCAGCGATTAGCAATTACCGTCCCTATTCTTAGCGCTTCAGCTCTATTCATTGTCATTACCAAAAAGTCTCTGTTGTCTGTTCAGTTGATCAATTTCCATACGGATCGCAGTTTCTGGCAACCACATTTCAATAAATGAAACAGCATCATCGAATCTCTTACGAGGTAACTCGCCATATCTTGGGATTGAAAAGGTACGTTTAAATTCAGACCAAAATTTTGAGAATACTTTTTTACTGATTTCTTCATAAGCTCGGCTTTCTTTGCCTCCTAGAACTTCCATAACTTTCATATTTCCTTTTTGCTTAATTTCAAACTCTTGTTGTCCGCTAATTCGCATAGTATCTTTAAGCATGGAAACATCTTTTTTAACATCTTTCATTTCTTCTAGTTGGTAGATCATCATGTCTTCAATTGTTTGAGGAACAGTATTCTTGCGAATAACATCTTCCATTTCGTTGAATGCTTCAATGTATTTTTGTTTGAAGTAAATAGCTTTCTTTCCTGTAAATCCCATAGCTAACAAGAAAAATCCATCTCTGCTAATGAAGAAAACTCGTCGATTTCTTCCGTAGGAATCTGGCTCATTACCTTCAGAAAACATCTGTCCAAAATTGGACACATCTTTTTTCAGTGCATCAATATCTCTTAAAACATGTTGATGCTTTTTCTCAAAACTTTCTGCAACTTGCAAACTCGTAGTCACAGCTTCTTTATTTTTCAAAATTACTAATTCTTGCATTCTTATTTCTCTCCTTTTGATATAATTTTTTTTATCGGCAAGTGGTCTGTCGAAATATAAAAAGGTGGTGAAAAAAATATATGGATGATTTGACTAATGATGCAAAATACTTACTTTCAAGAATGTATGCTGAATACATTCAACGTCGTAAAAATGGCGATTCAAAATCAGTTGCTATACACTTTGGTAAATCTGATTCTGTCCACGAAAAGATTATGCCTGCGTGGTTACCAGAAGATGTCCACTTTACAATTAAAGAATTGAAAGATAATAATTTTTTGAATGCAACAATGGTAAGCGACGTTTATTACAATGTTTCTTTGACCCCGCTCGCAATTTCAAAAATGGAATCAAAGTTTAAAGACGATGCCAGCAAAGTTCTTGATTTTGCTGTTAAAGTGAAATCGTTAATCCCTTTCATTTAATCCAAAAGGATCACTTTGCAGTCTTTCAATTGCTTTTTGCATACTATTGACGTTTGTAATAAGTGTTTCTTTTAGCTCCTTATTTGCCTTAGTATCTTCTGCAAAAGTGCTAAGGCTATTTGCTATGCTTTCTAATGCTGTTGCAATTCGTTCATCTGTAGTCATATTTTCTGCTCCTCCGCTAATTATCAAAAAAAATTTAAGTTAAAGCTAAAAGACTCATTTTAATTGAAAAATTTTTCTTTAATAATCAAATACAAATTAATTACTATTGATCCAATCCCACAAAACATAGGTAACAGAAATACAATATCGTCCTTACTCATTAGTCAGCCCCCTCGGTTGGCTTTTTTGTTTTGTACTCAGCTTCATCAAGCCCAATGAAAATCCAAAGCATATAAACGATCGTGCCGATTAATGCTTGTCTGCTTCCCCAAAGTCCTAAAGCGTAGATGATTAGCGGTGCGCTGAATACGAATGCTCTGTTGAATTTACCCATGTTTTTCCTCCTTAGACTTTATATTTCGACATGAATTCATCGATATCTTTGATGTCGTATTTCGGACGGCTGTTTTCACCAAAGATGATTACTTTCAACCCTTTTTTTACCCATTCGTTAATAGTTCCTGCTGACGTTCCTGTATAATGAACTGCTTCTTTTTGAGTCAGATAGCGTTTAGGCACATATCCTACAAGTAATGAATCTAGCTCGCTTTTGTTGATTAGTTCCTGGTTCATGTTGCTTCCTCCCTATCGAATTCCTAGAATATCTTTTACAGTTTCGATATGCTGTTGTGCTTTCTTTCCATCACGATTGCCGTTTAGAATATCTGATAAATAAGCTCCTGAAATACCAACAAGCGCAGCTAGTTCTTTGAAAGTCATTCTTCTTTTTCTCATCTCCGCTCGAATTTTTAAGTCTAAATTCTCAGACATAAAAATAGCTCCTTTCTAAACAAATAATTTTTAAGCTAAAAAATTAGCTAAATCGTTGACACTTATTAGCTTTTAATCTATTATGAATACATAGTTAAATAAGACTTATAAAAAGCCTCTAAAATAACATTTCTAAGTTTGGCGACCGAGAGAATGTTTTAAATTAGTAGAGATTTTTGTTGCTCTTATTTAGCTAACAATTTAGCTTACGAATTAAATATACTAGCTTAAAAGCTAATTGTCAACTAAAAATATAACTTTTAAGCTATTTATTTTCTTTTCAGCTTTGAAAGGTTGATAATAATGAGTTTAGTTACTAAGATTAAAGAATTAGCAGACGAAAAGCATGTGACTATAGCAGAAGTAGAAAGACAGGTGGGCATCTCTAATGGACAAATAAGAAGATGGGATAAAGCTTCGCCGAAATCTGAGAACTTAAAGAAAGTTGCTGATTATTTTGGTGTCACAACTGATTATTTATTGGGAAATAATAATGTTCCCAAATGGGCTACAAAAGAGGAAGTGGTTGAACTTGATAAACTACTAGACTCAAATGTTAATATGTCTTATGGTGGGGAAACATTGACACCTGAACAAATACAGCGCGTAAAAGATATCCTTATAGCGACTTTCTGGGATATTGTGAAAGAAGACAAAGAAAAAGGCAAAAAGATGTGAGCTTATGGAGATGGATACGATTATTTTAGTCGAGGAGTTGAAGCGGAAATACCAGTCCGCTAATCCTTTTTATATTTGTGAAAAGATGGGCATTAAAATTCAATACGTTCCTTTTATCGAGAATCCCAAAGGGCAGTTTCAAGAAATTAGAGATCGTGCAATAATCTTTTTAAATGATGAACTGCGAGACTCTGAGGAAAGATTCTACATTTGCGCTCACGAATTAGGTCACGCTATTTTTCATCGTGGCTTGTCTAGTTATTACGTATCTACAAGGACATCTCGTAGTAAATCTGAAAGCGAAGCTAACTGTTTTGCAGCTAATCTTATCGTTTCTCTTTATAAAGAAGATAATGATCAATATCCGAGGCAAATCGAAAAATTAAAGAATTTATATGGATTGCCCGAAAGCGCTTATCGGTTTCTTGTATAAAAAAAGCCCGTGCTGCAACACGGACTAAAAACCTTATTTCTAAGATTCTACATAAAAAATAATATCATAGAAATGAGGAGTTAAAAATGGATTTGGAGAAAGAGCGGATAAAAATAAATTGTAATTTTTGTAAGAAAGACTTTATTTTAACTTTCAACACAACCCAATGCCCTAATTGTGGAGGAAAATTTTCTCCTGAAGAAGTACATCAAGTTTTTTACAATTATGAATCAAGATTAGCAAATTCTAAACTATACAGAGCCGGAGAAAAGATGCAGAAATCTGGCGAAAGTATAGAAAAAACTGGAAGTTTCATTTCACAAATTGGTTGTTTTGTATTTATGTTGCCATTGGGTTTGCTTTGCATTTGGCTCATAATAAATATGTTTAAATAAAAAACACACCCTATCGTCTAAAGCAAGAGCTAATTTCCGATTTAAAAAATAATTTAATAGATTCATCCAAATGGAGTTGATGAGTCTGAGACAAAAATACCCTTTCTAAATTTCCAATCACAATCGGTGGAAATGTGTTCACCCACAAAATAGCAGAACATATATTGAATCACTAGTTAAAACTTCATTCCTTAATACAATGGAGGAGTTTATACAACAAAAAAAATATAAAAAAACGTGCTATGTGCACTGAGAGGAAGTTATTATATGGATAAATTTTTATCTCCTTTTTTAAGTAAAGCTGATTCAATGCCCTTTCTTTTTCTTGGATCTGGCTTTTCAAGAAGATATCTAAATATTCCTACTTGGTTATCCCTTCTTGAATATATTGCAGATTTAACTTATCAAAATAAAACTGGATTTCAAAAAGCAAAAAGGCAGGCTGCAAAAGAATTCAATATTGAAACTGAATACAACAGTTACATGACTTACTTGTGTGATATTATTTCTGATGATCTTGATGAAGTATGGTACGACGAGGACAGGTTCAAAGTAAATAGAGAAAAGTATTGGAATCTAATTGAAGAAAAAGGTACACCTCCGATAAAAATCGAAATCGCTACTTATTTAGAATCTTTCACAAACTTCCTTCCTGGATTAGATCATGAGATAGATGCTCTCAAAAAAATAACACCCAGTTCTATCGCAGGTATAATTACTACTAACTACGATACTTTGCAAGAAAATCTATTTGACTATGAAGTTTATTCTTCTCAAGAAGAGTTATTATTCCATACAAAATATGATTTAGGAGAAATTTATAAGATTCATGGGAGTTTGTCTGATCCGAATTCCATTTTAATTAATACTAAAGATTATAATTTAATTGCAAAAAAACATAAATATATTGCTGCAAAATTATTAACAATATTTGTCGAACACCCAATTTTTTTTATCGGATATTCTATTGGTGACGAAGATATTCGTCAAATTCTAAATGATATCCAAGCTTGTTTATCTCAAGAACAATTGAAAGAAATTGAAGATCGACTATTTTATATAGTGTGGGCTCCTGAGGTAGAAACTTATGTCGACTCAACCTACACCATTTCGTTTGATAATGGTCGTTCAATAACTATCAAAAAAATTGCAATTAATGATTATTCTCTTCTATATAAAACTTTAGGTCAAAATAAAGCCAAATATCCTATAAAAATGCTACGTTATGTTAAAGAAGATATGTATAACATCGTTCTGACGAACGACCCAAAAAATCGGATGATGCTGTCATTGCCAGATAGAGAGCTTTCTTCAGAGGAGTTATCTGAAATAGAATTTTATTATGGATTCGGGATGATGGAGAGAGCGAAGAATGGTTATCGTTTGATTACTCCAAACGAGATTTTTAGAGATACTGTTTTTAATGACGGTAACTACGAACCAACATTATTTGTTCAAGAGACTTTACCCTATGCACTATTAAAAACATCAGGTTATCTACCTATCAGAAAATATACTTCTCAAATTGAAGAGACATTAATACCTCCAATTGTTAAGAAAAATATAGATAGATTTAATGATATTAGTAAATTTTTATCTCTCAAATACAATTCGGAAAAGAAGAAATCGCCTAAAGATATGACAGTCAAAGATGCTTTGAGAGGACCTAGAAATGATCGAATGAAAAACCTCTCCTTAGTTCATTACAGGAAAGAAAACATCGAAGAACTCGGGGATTACTTAAGAAATACTTTGGACAAAGATAATTTCAACACTAATGGAGAACTCAGAAGGTTAATTCGAATTTACGACTTCATAAAATACAAATAAAAAAAGAGCAAACCATGGAACAATAACATCAACAGGAAGATGTTACCTACCAAGAGGTCGGCTCAAACAGGATATAAGAAGTTAATGCTTAACTCATATTTATTATAACTCACATCAACAATTTTTCAAAGCAATATCTAAAAAACAGAAACACACACACGCCACACCGACTAAAGCGAGCGTGTTCTAAGAAAAAACAAACCTATACAGTAGACCTCTTTATGATGATGCCTATTGTATCAAAGGAAGTGAGTCGATTCAAATGGCTACATTTGAACAATACAAGAAAAAGAACGGTGAAAAAGCGTGGAAGTTCCAAGCTTATTTAGGAATCAATCCAGAAACAGGAAAACCTGTTAAAACTACTCGTCGAAATTTTAAAACTCAACGTGAAGCAAAATTAGCACTCGCAAGATTGCAAAGTGAATATGAAGATATTTTAATGAAAAAAGAAAAACCAAAAACATATAAGGACGTATACGATCTATGGATGACCGAGTACAAAAGAACAGTGCGCGGATCAACTTTGTTAAAAACAGAACGAATTTTTAAAAATCATGTGTTAGATGAATTGGGAGACATATATATATCTGAAATTACTCCTATCAAAATACAGGAACTAATGGATAAATGGGCAAATAAATATGATACCGCGCCTAAGATGATGAACTACGTAGGATTAGTATTTAAATACGCTGTTCGATTCGGTATAATAGAGTCCAATCCTACAGACGCTATACGTAAACCGAAAAGAAGAAAAAAAACAACTACTGAAGAACCATTTTATGATAAAAAACAGCTAAAATTATTTCTTGACGAACTGTATAATCAGCCAAATCTAAAGATTCAGGCTTTTTTTCGATTACTAGCTATGACTGGCATGAGAAAACAAGAAGCAGGTGCTCTTGAGTGGAGAGATATAAATTTCAAGGCTAAAACAGTCAACATCTATAAAGCTGTTACTAGAACTGCAAACGGACTAGAAATTGACACAACCAAGACGGTTGGATCTAGCCGAATTATTTCAATCGATCAAGGCACTTTAGACAAGCTTAATGAATGGAAAGAAGCTGCTCAACCTCCATCTGATGAATGGCTCATTTTTGGACATTCAAGCGCAAAAAAACCACATGATATAATGAGTCTTGATACCTCTCGAAAGTGGCTTTTGAGTATACAAGACAAAATGGACAAGAAGCAAAAGAAAAAACTACCTAGAATTACTGTACATGGATTTAGACATACTCAAGCAAGCTTGTTGATTGAAATGGGAGCATCGCTCAAAGAAGTACAGTTTCGTTTAGGTCACGAGGATATTCAAACTACTATGAACACTTACGCTCATGTATCAAAACTTGCTAAAGAACAATTGGCAGATAAGTTCAATAAATTTATAGATTTCTAG